ACTTCGGCTAATATGGAGTCATGTACTAGAGCAAATATTCTAGCTTTCATATTTTTTATTTTAATATGATTATCCATCTCTATTGCGCCGAGGAGGTTAATATCAGAAGCAGTAGACTGCACCAGAAAATTAAGACCACTCCTAACTGTATGGCTTCTAATAGCCTTATCTTCACTTTTAACATTTGGTAATCTCCTCTTGCGCCCGAAAAAACTATACACAAATCCATTGGTTTCTATAAATCTCTGGCTCTTTTCAATCCAGCTTTTTAACTTATGAAATTGTTTGAAATAACTGTGTATAACTTCAGATGCTTCTTGAACACTGAAGTATTTTCCAGAGTCCTTTGTAACTTGTTGACTGATTTTATGGGGCCCGGCTCCATACATAATTCCAAAAGTTACTGCCTTGGCAGCTTGTCTTTTGTATGGGTATAATTCGGCCACTTCTTCCGCCTCGCAAGGCAACTTAAATACTGTTTTAGCAATCGTACTATGAAAATTTCCACCCTGTCGAAACACATTCATAAGTGCTTCATCGTTTGCCAACTTAGCTGCCACATATACTTCTGCGGTTGTCAAGTCCATTGCGACTATCTGTGCACCCGCTGAGGCTGTAATACATCCTTTAACAATCGGATTATCACGAGGAATTTGTTGCATATTTAGCTTACCGCTACTACTAAGACGACCAGAAGTAGTAGAGTGGAGGTTGAAAGAAGTCCTAAGACGGCTATCCTTATCCAACTGCGGTATGATTTTGTCCAGATAAGTATTTTTAATTTTGGATTTTTGACGGATGTCCAAGATATGTCTGGGAAGTTTAGATTTTTCTGCGAGTATATTAAGGACTTCTGAGTCTGTTGACCATTGACCTGTTCCAGTTTTCTTATTAACAGGGTTAAGGCCAATAAAATCAAACAAAAGGCCCCGAAGCTGTACAGTGCTATTAGGATTAAAAGGTTTTCCATTTAGTTTCTCGAATTTTTTTATATCAAAATCTTTATATAGAGACTTGATAGATTCATCAATATTTTGTTGCATCAAATCTTGAGCTACAATTAATCTCTCTTTGTCAAAAGGAACGCCATTTTCCTGAGTAGTCAATAAGAATCTAGTACCTGGGAGTAATAAGTTCTTATATACCCAAGCAAGCTTCTCGTTATCTTTAACCTTTATAAACTTCTCAAATAGTTTAAAGGTAACTAAGGCATCCATGGCGGCATATACTTTCATGATATCGAAAGGAATTTCTTCCCAGCGAAACTCATTTTTAAGAATCCTGTGTTCTTTTCTATAATTATCTATCCAATCATGCATTGGCTTTTCGTAATCTCCATAAGGAGTATACTTTAATGCCAAGGCTTTTAAGCCATGATGACCTGGATTTTCATTAATTAAATAAGATAGAAGCATAGTATCTTCTATATTTGGAAAAGTAAAATTAAAATGATATTCAAACCATGCAAGGTCGAACTTAGCGTTGTGAAAGATTACAGTTTTCTTATTAAATAATTCTTGTAGTTTTGATTCTATTCTTTCATTGAGACAGTTAGCATCAATGTATGCGGCTGTCTGTCCATCATAACATATAGATAGTCCTAACATATACCCATTTCTAGGATATAAATCAGTTGTCTCTGAGTCTAGAGCTATAAAGTCATCTTCATATGCAAGGGCTTTATCTATAAATTGTTCCGCTAGGATTGTGCGAGTAATTCCGAAAGCAATACTTTCATCAATTACTACATCTTTTATTTCGCCTTTAATATATTTAATAATATTATCTTTTGAAGTTTCCCAAGTCTTTTTAGCTTCGGGTTTAAACTTTAACATAGCGGGATTAATTACTGGTAGAAATTTTTCATCAACTTTCTTACCTGTGTATTCTGTAACTGAATTAATTTTAGTGAAGTATTTTAATGATTCACTTCCTACTAAAATAATCCAATCATACAATGAAGTGTCTATTTCAATATCGCAATCTCGTTTTAATACTTTTTTAATTGCAGGATTTGAACATAGCTGAAACTGATCGAAAGTGAACTCCCCTTCGAAATGTTTAACGTAATCTGTTCTACTGGGTTTAGTTTCTATTAATGCAACTTTAGGCATATAACTTACTCGTTAATTTATCAACTTGAGATTGTGCTAATGCGCCAGGATCGGTATGCTTCAAACATATGTTTCTAGAAAGAAGACCTACTCTATCACACATAAGCGTTATTTTTGTAGCAGCTTCTTGACCGGCATCGTCTCCATCGAAAAAGACATCTATTCCTGATGCGCCTTGTATAGAAAGCATACTTAACTTATCTTCGTTTATATTCGTTGTACCAAAACAACATACTGCGTTTGTTAATCCTTTATCATGTAGATTTATTACATCAAATATACCTTCTACTAGGATTATTTTCCCACTTCTAGGTGTTACAGCAGGAAAGAGTGGCATCTTAGCGCCAGCAGGACTAATTTTATACTTAGGTATTCCATCTGTTAAATGTCGCCCATTGAAAGCAACAATTTTTCCAGACATATCTCGTACTGGGAAATTTATTCTATTAATAAAATCAGGGTTAGTATGTTGAAACGCCTCAAACTTTCTATAAGTATCTGGGCGTATATTCCTCCAATTACCTACGTATGGAGTATAGTTGTAAGGAAAGGATAAACCAATACTTTCTGCCCTCTTCTCTATAATTTTTTGTTTAATAAGTTCCCGACGTAATTGTAAATGGTTTATCTTTTCGTTAAACAGTGTGAGTATACTGCCTTTATATCCACAAGAAAAACACTGAAAAACACCTGTGAGTTTATCTATATGCATACTAGGGTTAGTATCATCGTGTTCTGGATTCAAACAATTTACTAGGTAATCTTTACCCTTAGAGGAATATTTAATTCCCCTTTGTTCCAAAATATCATCAATCATGTTAGTGCGTCTAAGATTTGTTCTGCTTCATATAAGACGGCTCTTTGGTCGTCGCTTAAAATAAGTTCATAGATTCTTAGCTTTTCTGCGTAGAAATCTATGTCTTGTATATTTACACTCTGTAGACTTTCTATTAGATTTTGACAATACTCGTGTGCTCTATTGTCTGTAGCTTCTTTAGTTATCATATTTGTACTCTCATTATGCTATATTATACTAAAATTCAATATGAGAGTCAAGAAATATTTTTAGATGTCATCTATTTCTTCCCCAGTCTTACTGCTCTCATCCTCTAATTCTTGAGGAGTTCTAGCAGACTCTGGACCTATTTTTAAAGTTTCCCAGTTTACATAAGAAGTAAAAGATTCCATAGAGGCTGATCTCATTTTCTGACAAGTAAACGTGGCACAAGCATCATCATGTGAATATGTTTCTAAGGAGTATGCAGCATCTGCAGCATCCAAGATCCCTTTAGCAAACCTAGCTTCTCCTGTAGCGTCAGTTTGATAGGGGGATAAAATTGGAACTTCATAATCTTGTGCCATAGTTTTTAATCTTTTACTAATTTCTACTTGTTCTGTCCAATCATACTGTCCAGTACGAGAAGGAAGATTGGAGCGTTTTACTTGATTAATATAGTCTACAATAACTATACCAACATTATCTAACTTGTTTAATTTCATATCTAAATCAGACTGTATCTTACCAATGGTAAGACTAGAATCATAAACAACATCTAGCTGAGTCGGGAGAAGCTCGCCTTCTGTTAATTTAGTATGAAATTTATCAAAGTCGTTATGTTGTTTATATTCTTTCAAACGCTCGTCTCCAAGCTCAAAGCGGTTTGCCCACCATTGAGCAACTTTCCCCCACTCTTTAATATTAAGGTTTTTAGTCCTTAAACGAGCGAGGGGTACATCAGTAGCAATACTACAACATCGTTGTAAAATAGATCGGCTATCCATTTCTATGGTGAAATAGATTGCAGACTTACCTGATTTAATAATGTGATTTGCTACGTTAGAACAAGTAACAGACTTACCTCCACCACGTCTGCCTCCAACAAGTATCAAATCTCTAGGAGAGAATTGCATGAAACTATCGTATTCGGCATTTAATCCAAGGGAAACATATTTTTTAAGGTCGTCATCAGGCTCAAACAAGGGAATATATTGCATACTCTCCTCGGGATTTTTAAGCTCTACTTTACTGTCTATAAGGGTAACAATGTCTTGAAGATGTTTGAGGGTGTCTTCTGCACTTTCAAATGCGACACTATTAGCTACATATTTCTCAAGTTCATTTAATACTTCTCTTTGGGTGTACTCATTCTTTAAATAGTGGAGAAGCATTTCAGCTTCCGCTTCTACTTCAATACTGTTTATAGCAAATAATTTTTCTTTAGTATTAGAATCACGAATTTCGTACTTGAGGTCATCGAACTTGGGGAGTTTGTGGTATTCGTCACAGTGTTTATTGATTACTGTGTATAAGGTATGGTATTCGGTAGGTAGATAGTGCTTTCGTAAAATGCTCCAGGTTTCGAAATCCTGTGCATCAAGAATCTGCTTTATTAAAGCACTAGCAATATTCAATTATGTTCCCCCGAACAAAAAAATAAGTGCCAAGAAGATTCCTGACACTTATCAGTCAACTAATTAACTAGCAGCGGCTGCCTTCTCTCTTCGAGATGCACCGTCGTAGTCAGAAGCAGAAATACCACGTCGAGTAAGCATAGTTTTTACTCCTCGTACCGTTTTACCGATTTCGGTGGCGATTTCTTCAACAGTCATTGATTCGATATCAGCAAGTTCTGCTAACGGATCAACACGTGTGCCAGATTTAGTTGTTTCCTGGCGGGGAATCGCAGCAATAGTGCCTGCACGAAGAAGGCTAAGAGCCTTACCACGAACAGAGTTTACTGAGCGATCAAGAGCTTCTGCTATTGCTTCAACAAAAGCGCCTTCGTTTACTAACTTAACAAACGTAGCTTCTTCAGCGTCAGAATAAGTCTTAACAGTTTCCGGCTTGGGAGTCGGCTTAATGTGACCAGTCAATTCCATAGACAAGATTTTGCCTTGGATTTGCTTTGCTGAGAATTTGCCATCGGCAAAATTACCTGCAACATCAGCATAAGTATATTGACCACTGTTGTCAGTTACAAATGACTCAAGGATCTCTTCTTGTACTTCTGAGAAGGCTTTGCTAGAATTTGTAGAAGCTAGTTCTACATCGTAACCCATTTTACGCAGTTTACTAGAAACTGAACGGGTTGAGGTTTCAAGGTTAACAGCAGCGTCAGCCACTGTTGCTTGAGATACAGGAGTTTCGTCTCCTACAAACGTTTCGAGCGCGCTGGTGCGCTCATCATTCCACTTGGGAACTGCCATGTCTTTCTCCAATATAATCTTTAAGATTAGTGACAATTTGTATGCCTTTATCTAAGGCTTTTAAGGTTTTTGCGGTTTCTATTCCAGTCTCATTAACTAGAATAGTTACATCATTTGTTACAGAGCTCTTGACTTCGTAACCCAGATTTTCTAATTTTGCGGTAGCTTCAGCTTTAGTGTTATAACTAAATAGTTTTCCCGATAAACAGACTGCTCCTAATGTACTACTACTTTTCGCTTGAAAAAACATATCATGGGGCAGATACTCTTTATATTTTTGAAAATCTGTTTCTAACCAAGCCATTAGATTATCGGTCGTTATTTGCCCGAGTCCCGCTTTTTTGCAAGATTCTGTAGTTATATCATAGATACTATTACAGACAGCTGATAGTTTTTCTGCTGCTGATTTCCCAACTAAGGGGATACTAAAAGCAGGTAGCAGTAAATTTGCAGGGGCTTTGGTTGAATTTTCAATCTCTTTAATTAGTTTATTACCTAACTTTTCAGAATTAAGAGCTAAAGCTACTTCGTTTTCATTTAAGTAGTATAAATCACAAGGATGACTTATGCCTAATTTTTCTATAGACCTCGGACCAAGTCCTTTGATGTATAGTGTTTTAGCAAAGTGCTGAATTTTTTTAGCTGATTTAGTAGAGCAGTTATCATTCTTGCAGAATAATAAATCATTAACCCACTCAAGTATAGAATTGCACGAAGGGCAGTTACTAGGCACTTGAATTTTTTCCACTTGTTTAATCCTTTTTGATTGAAGCGTATATTATACTAAAGTTTTGAGATAAATGTCAAGAATTATTTTTTTAAAGGTTCTTAACCCCATTGATTTGCCATAGCATCAGCTATTCCCTGGTAGGTCAATGACCTGTCTTTACCTCTGGTTTTACTTGGTCCCAGGTTGCTTTGCCCACTATCTGTTTGGTTAGACCACCTTCGGTAAATTCTTCCATTCTTCTTTACTTTTCTTCCTTCAATTTGTTTTGTTGCTCTAAGTGGCCTAAGTCCTTTAAGCCATAAGCCAGTTTTTTTACTGGCATCTTCTCCGAAATTATACGGTTGGATATATTGAGGTCTAGGCATAAATTTTAACCTAGTATTTATACACCCTACGGGATTTTCTAAACAGATTTTTGGTATCCCGCAAGTCCATAAATCTGTAATAAATTCTAATGCTTCCTCTGTTTTTTCAGCACGACCTTCAATTTTGTTGTTCCAGTGAAGGCCACTAGAACAGAGATAGGTACAGTCAGGATGAGCTATCATCATTTCCCAGTCATCCTGATAGAGTATATCGTATACATCACCTTCATAGTGTTTGCCAGGTCTCTCTGTAGGTAACAAATCGCAGCTGGTCACATCATGGCCTTTTGCAGTTAAAGCATCTCTAACTCTTCCACTATACTCACACGCTATTAGTATTTTCATTAACAGTCTGGATCAAAATCCATCCATTCGTCGTGTTCACTTGGTTCATATTCGTTTGATTCATACCCTGCACGTAGGTGAGCCTCTTGTTCAACCCCTTTCATTGCTATCTTCTCCTGTTCCATTGCCCTTAGATCTTCATACCCATCCGTCTCGTCAGGATACATACGTCGTACTATTTGAGGGATAATTTCTCCTGATCTGATTACTTTAACATCACAACCAATTTCTAAATTTAATTCATCTATAATACTGATATTATGTAAAGTACATCTACTTATTACTGCATCTCCAATTTTTACAGGCGATAAAATAGCTACGGGACTAACTCTTCCACTCTTACCTACTTGCCAAGTTACATTATTTAACCGCGTTACAGCAGAATTAGTTAGATCTGATTTGAGAGCAAACGAGCCTCTAGGATGTTGAGAAGTAAATCCTTGCATATGATGTTTGGCAAAATCGTTTAATCGGTACACTACACCATCTGTTGGGTATGTTAATGCAACATCTTCTAATACTGTTACAAATCCGGTCATAGAATACTGATCCATTTCTGTATACCAGTAGGGAGTCATTGCAGGTTCTGCACCATAAAGAACAAATTGTATTCGTCTACATGAAAACTCTGCAATGCTTTTTAGATTTAATGCCCCCGCCGCATAGTTCCTTGCATTAGGTATTTCTTTTGGAGCAACTACTTCTCCAGTTAATTGTACTATACCACTGGATACAAAATTCAGTTTATTTGGAACTAATAACTTCATCTTCTGTGTGATATTTTTACCTACTATACCATCACCTCTAGTGAGAGCTTGCTCTAAGCGTCCATTTATATATAATAAAGATACTGCAGCCCCGTCTAGTTTAGGACTACAAACAATATCCATGCCAGTGGTCCCTCCGATACTGTACCACTCAGGGGCATCTTGTAAGTCATATACTTTATGTAAAGAACGCATAGTAAAATAATGTTTAATACCATTTGTAACTGTGTGTCCCACTTTTTTGTAATTGTGTTTTTTCGCAAGGGCATCGTACTCGTGATCTTTAATGATCGGCTTGCCCTCGTAGTAGAGTTTACTGGCTCTATCTAAAAATTCGTGCATATAAGCTCCTATTATTTTATTTATATATTATAAAATAATTTAAGGAAGTAGTCAAGTATTAAATATAGATATTATTAATTAAATCTTTGAAGTGTTTTTCTATTACTTCTTTACTTTCTGCCAGGGATAAGATTTCGGTCAATCCTATGAATATCTCCCTAGAGTTTTCGATGGTTAATGGAATAGATATTCCTATGGGTGTAGGTTTCCATTCCTCATCAAAATCTAAATAATACTTTCTTATACTAAGATATTCAACTTCTCTGAAAGTATTTACTACTAAACGTATTTGTTCCTCTCGATCCTGATCATAGGATATTACTTTAGTATATTCTTCTGGGGCGTCGTGTAATTCCATATCAGTTCTTCAAAATAGAGGATAGAGGAACTACACTTGTAACGCTTTCTGGTCTTAAAAGTCTGTAAGAATCAGTATCCCAACAAAAAAACAGCAAAGTATCTGCTGTTTCTTTGGCTCTACTTTTCTTACAGGCAATATAATGAGTACTAAAGTCTAACGTACATACATTATATTTTAGCTTCTTGGAGTTCTGACTTCTATAAGTGATTACCGCATCTCCGTACTCCGCAACCAGAGCGCGTAATTCTTGTTTTTTCACTTTAACTCCTCAGTGTAGGTTAGCAAAATTCTTTACTGTGCTTCCTAAAAGAGTTACAGTATTAAACTATGCTATAGAGGAGATAACTCCTGCAAAGTATTTTGCGGCTTTTCCAGTCAGTTTACTGATAATATCGTCATCAACAGATTGACCGGCAGAAGTTAATGCAGCAATAAGCTCTTGTTGAGCATCAGCTTTAGATACACGGGGGGAACCATTACCATTGCTTGCTGCCGCAGCAGTTTTTCGAATGTAAACTCCTGCTTTTGTTAGAATCATACGCACTCCATTAGGAGACTCCTCGTACTCTTCTGCTATTTCTTTTACTATCTCTACACTTGTTTCTGGTGTAGGATCTGCACTTTCATATGCTTGTATTACTGCTTCTTTCTTCTCGTCGTCCCAAGCCATGCTTGTACTCCTTGGTTATTGTTTCAAAATCTGACTATATTATATAAAATTTTCAACATAATTGTCAAGAACTATTTTTCTAATCTCAATATTCTAGTAGCCTTTCTATAGTTACTCCATATTCTTCAAAGTGCTGAAGTTTACCCAGGTCATAGGCTAGACTGTTGCTAAAAGTACCTCCTATTTTTACATGAGGAAAATAAGTTTTTGAAAAGTCTCCCTTATGTGCAACTATAATATCATACAGCTTACTGCCTTCTCTCTTTTCATAGTCTATAGGGGTTCCAAATCCTGGTAAACTATCCATATGGGCAATACTTAATTCATCTTTTACTTTTACTAATCCATGATCTCTTGCTGACCAGGCCCACTCATTATACTCAAAGACTGTTCCTACCATAACATCTGGTAAGAATCCATACTTATGTTTATATACTTTACTCCTATTTTCTTTTGTAGGAATTTCAGGTACTCCAACTCTATCTAAAATTCCTCGGACAAAAGAAGACGATCTAAATAAAGAACTGGCTATTGTTGAAA